GACATTTTGAATGTACAAAAACTATTAAACCTGATCAAGTAATTGTGTCAATTGATAAAGTTTTGAATATTTATCAATAAATAAAATATGGCAACTTTAAATCCATCAAACGTAGTAAACGGTAATACAATACAAGCATCAGATATTGAACAATTATATAATGCCTTTGGTACTGGTTCATCAGGATTTGCAACTATTACTGGAGTAAGTATAACTGGTAGTTTAAATGGTACTGCTTCAACAGCTTCATTTGTTTTAAATGCTGTAAGTTCATCATTTGCTTCTACAGCTTCATTTGTAAAAACAGCTCAATCAGCTTCCTATGTTCTAAATGCTGTAAGTTCATCATTTGCTTCTACAGCTTCATTCGTAACCTTAGCTCAAACAGCTTCCTACGTTTTGAATGCTGTAAGTTCATCATTTGCTTCTACTGCTTCTCAATCAAATCAACTTAATGGGACACGATATAGTGCTAGTTTAGCAACTCCAAATATATCATTTAATTTTATCGCTGGTTTTGATACTACAGGAGCAGGCCCTACTACAGCTAGTATAAATATCTCCCAACTTGGTAGTAAAGTATTAGGAACATCAGCATTTGTAACAGCAACCCCTTTAGGAAGTATGAACAGTATAACTGTAAGTAGTTTAATAGGATCTATTTTAACATTTGAATCTCAAGCCCCAACAGATTTTTTTTATACAGTATTTTACATAATATAATAATGTATGTTTAAAAAAAAAAACATATATTTATCATTGTAAAGGTTTTTAATTAATTGTTTTTTACATATTGATTTTTGAATAATTTTAACATATTTATAACAAAATAAAATAACAAAACATGTCAGAAATACTTTTATCTCCAGGCGTATTAGCAAGAGAAAACGACTTAACAGTTACCGCTCAAACCCCGACTGCTATAGGTGCCTCTATCATTGGTCCTACAGTTAAGGGTCAACCTTATGTTCCAAAAAGAATTACAAGCTTTACAGAATATCTAACTAATTTTGGTGGTGCGTTTTTAAGTGGTTCTACTCAATACACTTATTTTACTTCAACTGCTGCCTATAATTATTTTCTAAATGGTGGAACTAGTTTATGGGTAACTAGAGTAGCTAGTGGTTCATTCACTACTTCCTCATGTTTTTCTATAACAGGAAGCCAAATAGCAGCTAATGTTAATGGTATAGTTAATGGAGTACAGTTTGGTTCAACCACAGCGGCAAATAGTTCTTCATCATTTAAAATTGTACCTTTAAGTTATGGTGCTAACCAAAATAGTTCAGGAAGTGTAGATTCTAGTGGTTCATTAGCTAATGGTGTTCCGGATAATATAAGATATGAAATTGTATCTCCTAATACTGCTTCTGGTACTTTTGCTTTATTAGTAAGACGTGGAGATGATAATACAAACAATAAAGTTGTTTTAGAAACTTGGTCTAATTTATCATTAGATCCTACTGCCCCTAATTATATTGAAAAACAAATTGGAAACCAAATATTTACTGCTACAACTGGATCAACCGGTAAATTTGAATATGTAAATACAGATGGTAATTTTCCTAATAGAAGTAATTATATTACTATCCAATCCGTAACTAATAAAACTCCTTATTACTTTGATAATAATGGAAACGCTAAAGCTGCTTACACTGCTTCAATCCCTTTAGCCCAAGAAGGATTTTTTGGTAATGGAACTGGTAGTTTAGTAAATGGTAGTGCTGATAAATATTATAACTATATTACGGATACTAACGTTCAAGGTTTAGCAATTGCCAATTACACAGGTGCTATTGATATTATGGCAAATCAAGATGAATATGCATATAATATAATTGCAGTTCCTGGTTTAACATATGGTAGTACAAATGGTAAAGCTGCTTTAAATACATTAATAAACAATACTACAAATAGAGGAGATGCTATTGCAGTAATAGATATGTCTTTATATGGTAGTACAGTATCTTCAACAACAGGCGTAGCTAATACAGTTGATACTTCATATGCTTCTACTTACTGGCCTTGGATTTCAACAGTTGATCCTATCACTGGTGAATTTACTTGGGTACCAGCTTCTACAATGATTCCAGCCGTTTATGTTAATAACGATACAATAGCTGCTCCTTGGTTTGCACCCGCAGGTTTAAATCGTGGAGGTATTATAAATGCTATTAAAGCTGAAAAGAAATTAACTAATAATGATAGAAATAGTTTATATCAAAATAAAGTTAACCCAGTAGCTACATTCCCTGGTCAGGGAGTTGTAGTTTATGGACAAAAAACATTACAAACTAAATCATCTGCTCTTGATCGAGTAAATGTTCGTCGTTTGTTAATTACTTTGAAAACTAGAATTAGCGAAATTGCAAATACTTTGGTATTTGAACAAAATACCATTGCTACTCGTACTCAATTCTTAAACCAAGTTAACCCATACTTAGAATCAGTACAACAACAACAAGGTTTGTATGCTTATAAAGTAATTATGGATGATTCAAATAACACAGCAGATGTAATTGATAGAAACGAATTAATTGGTCAAATCTATCTTCAACCTACTAAAACTGCTGAATTCATTTATTTGGATTTCAACATTTTACCAACAGGAGCTACTTTCCCAGCATAATTTTTTAAAAATTAAATATTTATAACAAAATAAAATAAAATGGCAATATTAAACGCAAACGAAATCTTTTTCACCGCTTTTGAACCAAAAACTCCTAATAGATTTATTCTATATGTTGACGGTATACCTTCATATTTAATTAAAGGTATCAACGCTGTTACCTTAAGCCAACCTGAAATTGTTCTTAACCATATTAACGTTTATCGTAAAGTTAAAGGTAGAACTACATGGGGTGATATGCAAATGACACTATTTGACCCTATTACACCTTCAGGAGCTTTAGCAGTAATGGAATGGGTGCGTATGCATCATGAATCAGTAACAGGCCGTGATGGGTACTCAGATATGTATAAAAAAGATTTAACCATCAATGTTTTAGGTCCAGTAGGTGATATAATTTCTGAGTGGGTAATTAAAGGAGCTTTTATTAAAGAAGCTAACTTTGGAGACTATAACTGGGATACAGCAGATGCTGCTATTAACCTTACAATGACTGTAGGCATGGATTACTGTGTATTGAATTTCTAATTAAAATTAAAAATAAATTAAAGAAAACTCGCATTTTTTGCGAGTTTCTTTTTCTCTCATATATTTATACATGATAATAAAGTTATAACAAATAAAAATTATGGAAAACAACGAAACTAACGTTACTCAAGAAGAATCTAAATTCAAATTCCCATCCGAAAGAGTGGAATTACCTTCAAAAGGATTATTATATCCTAAAACAAGTCCTCTTTATGAAGGATATATTGAAATGAAATATATGACTGCTAAGGAAGAAGATATTTTAACTAATTCTAATTATATTAAACAAGGAATTGTAATTGATAAATTATTACAATCTTTAATTTTAACTAAATGTGATTATGATGAATTATTAGTGGGTGATAAAAATGCTATTATGATAGCTGCTCGTATTTTAGGATATGGTTCTGATTATGGTTTTAACTATGAAGGTGCAGAATACAATATTGATTTAAGTTCTTTAAATAATATAGAATTAAAAGACGAATCTATAATTGAACCTGGAATAAATGCTTTTAAATTTACTTTACCTAAATCAGGTAATGAAATTACTTTTAAATTATTAAATGGTAAAGATGAAAAAGCAATTGAAGGAGAAATTAAAGGTATTCAAAAAGTTAATAAAACAGCATCTCCAGAAACAACAACCCGTTTAAAACATATGCTTTTATCTATAAATGGAGATGACGATAAAAAATCAATTCGTGATTTTGTAGACAATTACATGTTAGCTTCTGATTCCAGAGCATTAAGAGAATATATTAAATCTATCCAACCAGATGTTGATATGGTATTTACTCATAATTCTGAAGACGGCGTTGAGGAGGACGTTCGTATTCCTATTAATCTAAACTTTTTTTGGCCTGACATCTGATTATAGGTTTTATCTGTTTAAGCAGATACATGAAATTTTATTTTATGGAAAAGGAGGGTATGATTTTGATGCCGTCTATAATATGCCTATTTGGTTAAGGAAATTTACTTTTAAACAAATATCTGATTATTATGAAGAAAATAATAATTCAAGTTCATCATCTGATTCTTCTACTGAAATAGATTTTAACAATCCTTTAGCAGCTGCTCAATCATATCGTCGTAACGTAAAAAGATAATAAAAGTTATATTTTCAAATATTTATAACATATAGCTTTATTTTGTAATGGCAGACGAAAACGGTAAATTAACTAACCAAGATCTTAGAATTCTTGAAATTCGAAATAAACTCGAAAAAGAAAATAATGATACTTTAGGGGAACAGCGAAAGATTAGTTCTGAAATCATTGATACTCTTAGTAATTCTCTTAAAGGAAGAAAAGACGTTGGAGAATTAGATAAGAAAACTCTAAAAATTACTAAAGATATTTCTAATTTCCAAGAAAAAATAGCTAGTAGTTATGATGATATAAGAAAAGTTCGAAAAGATATAAATAAAGCTGAAGAACTTTCAGCAAATCTAGCAAAACAACATATTGCTTTATCTAAACAAGCCAACGACGAAGGTATTGATTTAGTAAAACATGCACAGGAGTTTTTAGATCAAAAGAAAGCAGCATACGATGAAGAAAAAAAATCACTTGCAAATTTAGCTGCTAAAAGATCAGCTTATGAGGCTTCTTTAACACAGAGTAATAAAAAGAAGCAACAAAGTTCTAAAGATGAATATAATTTAGCCCAAGATACATTATCCGTTGCCCGAGAAAATATTCAAGCTGTTGAAGACTCAAAAGGTAAATATGTATCTCAATTTGAAGCCATTGAAGCCAGTAAAGACGCTTTAGCCGAGCAAGTTGTATACTTAAAAGAACAAGAAAAAGTTCAGAAAAATTTAACTACCTCAATTGATAAAATCGAGAATGGATTAGATAGATTTGGTTTAAAACCATTATCTAAAATGTTAGGTTTAGATAAGCTTAATGTTCAGATGAAAGCCTTTAGATATGAACTTACAGAAGGAGGTACTAAAGGTCTAAATGGAATAGGTAAATTAGCTGTAGGTTTTAAAGGATTAGGTTCAATAATTCAAGTGGCTTTAAACCCTTTAGCACTGATTACTTTAGCTATTGTTGGTATTAAAAAATTACTAGGAAAAGTAAAAGAAGGATATGAGGAAGGTTTAAAAGCAGCTTCTACTTTATCAACAGAAAATGTTGGTTTAGCTAGAAATTTAGGTTTAGCACAAGGTGCTGCCTCTAAATTAGCCGCTAATGTTAGAGGAATAGGCCCCACAGCAGCAGCCTCAGTACAATCAGCTGAAGCTTTATATAGTGCTATGGGTGGAACCGAAAAATTAAGTAAAAACACCCTTAAAACATTTATACAATTAAATACATATGCTGGGATGTCAGCTGACAATTTAGCTGAATTTCATAATTATGCCAAACTATCAGGCAAAGACTCAGGTGTTGTTGTTACAAATATGGCAGGTGCTGCCTTATCAGCAATTAAAAATAATAAATTAGCAGTTAGCCAAAAAGTATTATTAGGAGATGTAGCTAAAGTATCTGATGTAATTAAATTAAGATATCAAGGTCAAGAAAAAGAATTAGTTAAAATTGTAGCTGATGCTAAAAAGTATGGTTTAGAATTATCAAAAGCCGAAGATATAGCTAGTAGTTTATTAAATATTGAAGATAGTCTTTCCGCTGAAATGGAAGCTGAACTTTTAACTGGTAAAGAATTAAATCTTGAAAAAGCAAGAGAGGCGGCTTTAAATGGTGATATCGATACTTTACAAGCAGAAATAGCTAAAAACGCAGGTTCTATTGAAGAATTTAATAATTTATCAGTTATTTCCCAAGAAGCTTATGCTAAAGCACTTGGTATGAGTAGACAAGATTTAAGTAAAATGTTAAAAGACCAAAAATCAAATCTAGCAGTTAATGGTAATTTAGTTGATGAACAACAAAATGGAATAAAAGCTATGGAATCTAGTGTTTCTTTAGCTGAAAGAGAAGAAAATATTGAAAGAAGAAAACAAGAGGCCTCTATAACTTATTTTAAAACTTTAGATCCACTGATGAAAAAAGTTGAGGAAGCAGGTATGCGTATTAAAAAAGTATTTGCCGATTTTTTTAGTAAAAAATTAGAAGCATTACTAAAAGATCCAAAAATTCAAGATTTTATAAATAAGTTACCTGAAAATGCTGAAAAAATGGCAAAACAAGTAACAATAGCTATAGATAAACTTATTGAGCTTTTTAAAAATAATCCTACACTCGCAAAACTAGCTCTTGGCACATTCGCTTTTAGTGGGACAATAGCTGGTGGACTTATGAAAGGAGTAGGAGGTCTTGTGGGAAAATTAGGTGGTACGGTTGCTAAAAAAATAGGTCAAAAAACAGGTCTTATAAAAGAAGATATAGGTAGTGAATCTAATCCTTCTTATATTGTTATTAAACAAGATCTAACTAAAGCCGCTTTAGAAGGTAAAAAGGGAGAACAAAAAGATCCCGTAGAACAAGCAATGGAAGCTATTATACAAACCTCCGCAACGCAAGTTGATGAAGCTAAAAATGTTGCTGACGAAGCAAAACAGAACAATAAAAAGAACTCTAAAGAACAATCTAATGCTATTAAAAAGTCATCTAAAGAAACTAAAGATATGACTAAAAAAGCTGCCAGAGATATTTCTAAATCAACCCAAAAAGCATCAAAACAACAAACCCAAGCCATTAAAAAAGCTTCAACCCAACAATCCCGAGCTATTAAAAGTGGAGCTAATAGTATGAAAAAGGCTACTGATAAATTAAATAAAAATGTAAAAGGATTTGGAACACAAACTAAAAAACTATTTAATAAATTAGGAAGTCAAATGAAAGGATTATTTAGAGATTTAAAATCTGCTGTTAATAGAATAGGTAAAGGAGCAGGAGGTATGCTGAGTATGTTAGGTCCTATAGGAATGGCGGCTTCTTTAGCCCTACCAGCTATCAATGCCATAGTATCAGGTGAAGGATTAGGAGGAGCTTTAGAAGCCATAGATCCTACAGGATTAGTAGGAGCTGTTAGGAGTAGAGAAGAGGAGGTACCTGAAATGGCGGATGGAGCTATTATTAAAAGAAGAAAAAAAGTTTATGCTGGTGAAGCAGGTCCTGAAGCTATAATTCCTTTAACTGATTTCAATGCTAAATTAGAGAGAATGATTACTGCTTTAGAAGATCTTAAAAAAGGTGGTAAGGTCTATATGGATACTAGATTAGTAGGAGAAGCTTTAGTTGTAGGAGGATACAAATTATAATAACTAATATTTATAATAAAATAATTATGACAATTTTAGACAAAATCACAACTACCGCATTAGGATTACTTGGTAAATCACCTCAGAAGTATAACCAAGTATCAAAATTAGACAATCCCACCCCTGCTACTTCACAATTAGATAGAGATGGTAAACAACCTAAAATTTACAATAGGGTTTCTAAATTAGATAAACCTACTCCTGTAACTTCTCAATTAGATAGAGACGCTAAAACACCTAAAAAATATTTAGATAACCGTCCAAAATAATTAATGGGTTTAATTGATTTAAAAACCGATCTAAAGTCATTAAAATATGGCGGTGACTCTTCTGGGGGTGGGACTAGTAACTACCTTCAAAGATGGAGTAAACAAGATTGGGTAAAAAATCCTATTCCTAAAAATCCCCCACAAGATGTTCCTGGTTTAGGGGTTGACCAAATAGTTAGAGGTGGGGCTTTGCTTCCTAAACAATTAAGCAAAGACATCACTAGAATGACTCGTTTTCTAACCTCAGAAAATGGAATCGTTTTTTTAGCAAAACAACAAGGATTATATATAGCCGAACAAATTCAGCTATATGGTTTAAACAAAGAAATTTGGAGAAGAATATATAATCCTATTTCTCCTTTAGTAAATACAGCTTTAGCTCCTACTGGCTTAAATTTAGCTAATATTATTTTATCAAAAGGAGGAGCATCCGGAGTTAATTCAGGAGCTGGTTATTTATATGGACAACCTAATTTATCTATTGCTAGAGAAGATGATAAAAGATATGGAGAAGGTAAAACTTATTTAATTAAACCAAAAGATTTCCAATCTAAAGAAAATATAACAAGTAGAGTTGATAAAATAACTAAATCTTCACTATATAGAGGTTTAAAAGTCGCCCCTGGTTTGAAAGATGCTGATACTGTTCCTTTTTATATCACTGTTATTAATAACGATGGAACTGGGCAGAATGTTTATATTCACTTTAGATCTTATATAGATGGATTAACAGATACTTTTGGTGCTGATTGGGGTACTCAAAAATATATGGGTAGAGGTGAAAATTTTTATTTCTATAACGGGTTTAACCGAGATATTTCATTTACATTTAAAGTACCCGTGCTATCAAAATACGAACAACAATCCGTTTATAGTAAACTTAACTATTTAGCTTCAATAATGGCACCAAATTATTCAGATGCTGGATTTATGAGAGGTAATTTAATTAAATTAACTATTGGAGATTATTTAATGGATGTTCCTGGAGTATTAACAGGAATTACATATACTATAAACAATGAAGCAGGATGGGATATTAGTAGATCAACAAACGGAAGTCTTTTAACAGGCACAGCATCACTCGAGGATTCTAATGCTGATACAGCAGGATGGATTATGCCTAAATTGATTGAAGTTTCAAGTTTTAGTTTTAAACCTATACATTCTTTTATTCCTCAAACTGTTGCTCCTAGTTATATATCCCTCAAAGGTAATAATGGACTTGATGTAAATGCTCCTTTTATAAACTATGGAAAAACAAATGGAGGAAGAAATGAAGGAGGAGGATATGGACAAATATTAAATAATGCTTCTCAAGAAAACCAAAACACCTTAGGAGGAACAACAGCATAATGGCTAACAGATATAATAATATACCGTTAAAATTAAGTCAAGGAACATTAACTAAAATTCCTACGGCTGTTTATCAAACCACAAAATATCCTGAAATACCTTTATCGGTTAATGATACTTATGTTATAACAACTTTAGGGGACAGATTAGATTTATTAGCCCAACAATTTTATGGAGATATAAATTTATATTGGGTTATTGCTTGTGCTAATCCTGATAAAATAGGATTTTCCTCGTTGTTTATAAATGAAGGGAGCGAAATCCGTATTCCTGCTAATGTTTCACAAATAAAAGCTTTATATAATAATTTAAACGTATCATAAATGGGTAAAACAGGTAATATTACAGGTGAAGTTTTTTCTGAAGCGGTTATAAGGCAAATTGAAGCCAGACAAACATTTTTAGGTGTTAATCCTAAACAAGATAAACATTTAATATACCAAAATAATAAAACAGCTTTTGTTAGATTAGCTTCTTCTATTGATATTAAAGGTAATTTTAAACAAGTAAAAGAAACTTTAGGAAATAGAGGTTTAACTGATCTATATGCGGATCAAATATTAGCCGAACAGTGTGTTTTATTTGGTGGAACTGTTTCTGTTAATACTAGTAAAAAATCTTTTCAACCAAAATACGGAGTAGGAGAAGGCACAGCTAACGCGGATACAAATCTTAATTATAGTCCTGGAGGTTTTGGAGACCAAGAAATTGATTTAACATCACCCTCAGCATATGGTTGGGGTGGTTTAGGTTCTCAAGGTTATAGACCAATGCCTGGAATTATAGATGCTA